ACACGTTTATAATATCTATCTGAGTAGTTACCTTCCCAGTTCATTGAATACAATGTTGCAGGTGAAGGGTGTTGGGAATTAAGTAATAAGGTTAAGTTAGTATTCTTTTCATATATTGGTATATTAATAACTTGCTCACCATCTATACCAGCTGTGTTAGCTGTATAGGTATCGGCTTTAACTGATTCAAATACTTCAGAATAATCTGGTTTACCTATTCGTTTCAGAGTTACCTTATATACACCACTAGGACCAAGACTAAACTTAGTTCTTTGTAATACTAATGATGCTTGTATATCAGATCTATAGCTTTCACCTTCTCTTCTTCCTACATAGATAGTTGGAAACTCAACTTCCATATCAAAGTCATAGCCTATAATGATATCATGTACTGGTGTTTGAACTGATTCTATTTGAACATCTTGTGCAGTTGATATAGTACCACTAGCTGAATCTGTAACTGTAAAACTATTTTTATCATCAGATACAGTAGCTACGGTATAATTACCATCTGTCATAGCTGATCCATCTTCAGTAAAAAGTAATTGTAAGGCATCTCCAACTTTAAAAGGATGGCTTGTATAAGCAATGGTAATAGTATTACCTGCTCTTGTTGCAGCATCCGTTTTAAGTCTAGTAGGTGTTATAGTATATGTTTTCCAATTACCAGGAAGTTTCACCTTAGTTGTACCGTTATCATCAAATGTAGTTACTTTAGCTAACTGCCCATTAAATGTTTTATCTGATTCAGTTGATGGTGTAACAGCAACAGCATATAACTGTCTTGAACTATTGAAGTCAGCTGCAGTATGATCAAACTTTGTATAGTCTCCATTTGGGACATGCGTTAAATTGGTATGAGCAAAGCTCTTAGAATTATCTAAGTGAACCCTATAAGTAGCATCTTCAACAATGGTATGAGAGTTATCATCTAACTTGATGCTGAACTTCTGCATCGTGTAGTAGTAAGTAATATTATTATTGCTATCAGTAATAGTGTTCTTAATCACTGCATACAATGCATCATCAAGCATAGCTATATGCTGTATCTCACCACCTAGCTCCCATTCAAACCAAGCTTGTTGTAGTCTTTGTTCTCCTGTTGTGTAGTATCTAAAACCATATAGTTTACTAGTACCTTTAGTCGCAAAGAATATAGTTGAGTTCTCTCTGGAGTTAGCTATTAGATTAATATTTTTAGGGAATGCTTTAGAAATATTTTTACTTTGTTCTAATACAGTTACTTCTCCTTCTCTTAGTACACTTTGCATTTCAAAGAAACGAGTGTATTTACCTGCATTATCTAAGAAAGCTGTAGTAGTACCAAGTGATACTGGATTGGTTTCAGAATTAAAGTTATAAGAAGATAGTGCATTTATCTTTGCAGTTATCGGACTAAGGATATCACTATCTGTAGTCAACATAAACTGTTGATTCTTAGTGAATAATATTAGACCAGCGTTAACTTGTAATCCATCATAGACAATAGCTGGATATTCAGAACTACAAGATATGTCAATCATATCTGTAGCAGTATATGTAATAGCTGACTTACTCCAGAAGTTAAAGAATTCTCCAGGTTGAGACATAATTACATTCTCATCACTGAGCATGACTAGTCTATTCCTAAAGAATAGCATCTTATTAATAGATTTTCCTACAAACGAAGCTCTTGGGTTTGTACCATAACTAGCGTCTGTATCACCTACTAAAGCATTTTCCCACGTAACTTGTTTAACAGTAAACGTACCATTAGCTTCTCTAATTAATTGTATAGGCATCGTAGCTGGATCATAAGAAATCTGTGTTCCAGGCTTTGCACACTCTTCCCATACACCATCGCCATCTCTATTATTATGACCAAAGAATTTAACATAGTAATCATCTTCTTCAGCGTCACTATTAGATACCTTTACTACATAACCATGTTTACATTGATTAGGTAAATCAGCTATATCTTTGATAGAACTAGTTAAAACATTTAACAAATCCCCAGATGGTGAGCTGATATTGAATGTATCTGTAGGTCTTGTTATATAAACACCATTGCCTATTACCTGTACTGTTGTATTTCCACTACCATTAGTAGACGCACTAGCCCAAGAACTATTTACAGTTCTCGGTAATGATCCATTTGCGTTAGCTTTTTTAGCATTTAATATACCAGATTGTAAATCTCCAAGAATACTTTCAGCAGTAACTGTTGTCTTAGTATCAAAGGAAGTAGGTGAAGGACGTATCAAACCTAAATTAGCTTGTACTTGAGATGTACTGATTTCTTCTACTTGTATTACATGTGACCCATCTTTCATTGAGACTCGTATTTGATCCCCAACTTGCCAACCAGATCCTCCATGTAAAAGATCAACTGTTGTTGTATATCTACAAGTATAAGTAGAACCTGTACTATCTGGTACAGCTTGACCCGTATTAGTTAATCTAAAGAATAAGTCAGCTCTACCTGTACCTAATGTGTTAGGTGCTGTACTCCAACCATATTGCATTATGTCTAGTTGACCTACTGCTGTTTGTAATGCACTGTCACCAGCTGATTTAACATTATTACCACCAATAGTCCATTGATGACTAGTACCACCTGGCCCTCTATGTAATATTATCCTACTAATTTGATCAGAATAATCACCAATAATTTTCCAATCAAAATCAATTATTGCATGACTACTTCCCCATAGTTCGCTTTCCCATTCAAAAGGAAGATTAGCATATTGAGCATGTGCTTTCCATGCATTTGTCATTGCAGTTAAAGTTGATGAAGAGTTAACTTGAACTGATCCTGAATCAACTTGAATACAAGCATTACCATTATATAATTGTGCATCAACACCCCCAGTCCCAGTATCATTATTAGCTGTATATGTATTCGTAGTAAGTGCAGTCCAAGTATGACCACCTGTTGTCACATCTCCAGTATCATGTGAAGGTGCTGTACTACCTGTAGCTGTACCAGCTGTTGTAGCTTTATAAATTTTTGTGTTATCTGACTTACCTGTTACAAGATCACCTATGGCATAATAAGTTCCTGTTGTCCAAGGAGGAGGGCAATACGTTAATTTATAAGTATGGTTTTGATCTGTTTCAAAAAAATTACTATTATCGTTATGTCCATGATCTAGTTGCCTGAATGAAAATTTTTGAAATAAATCTAAAGCAAAGTCATCTCCTGTCCCAACTTTGAAAATTTCTGTTGCAGTATTAGGACAGCTACTATCATCATCTAAATTTGATGAGTGTACTTTAATTCTTGTAGCTGTAGTTACTGTTTCAGTAGTAGTGTCATCAAATAAATTAACTGAATATTGATTAGCATAAGCTACTTTTTTTAAAGCTATGTAAGCTTCTGGAGCTCTAACAGGTTCAACTGTCGCAGCCATAGCAGTAGTCTTATTCCTGTTGGTTATGTAGGTGTAGTCGTTAAGAGTAAGAGCTTGTAGATCTTGATCAGCTAAGTGTATTAGGTAATTACTTTTTGAAGTAACTGCTGTACTTGTAATAGCTGAAGTTGATGAATCTTTAACTTTAAAATTATTATCATCAACTATATCAGTAATTTTATAAACACCATCAGTAGCACCACTATTAAAATCTAAGTAAATAGTCTCTCCTAATTTATAACCATGAGCACTAATAGTTACGGTTATTACTCCTGATGTATTCCTAGTGTAAGTACCTGTTTTTGTTGTTGTTGTTAAGTTGTTAGTAACAGTCATAGGTTGACCATCACTACATCTCCACATTTTTATTTGACCGTCTGATCCTTGGATCTGACCTATGTATTGTTCGTTCTCATCTCTGTAGTAGTGGAACCACTTACTTGTTGTTGTATAAGCACCAAGGTTTCCTCCAATTAACCTACCTCCAGGTCTCTTTAATAGACCATGGGTAACATCAGGTAATACATTTTTAGCTGTTCTAACTTGACCAGGTACTTTTAATTCGTCAGGTTGTTGTGATATACCTCCTACATAGTTAGGTATTTGTTGTGTAACATTGGTCATCTTAGCAATGCTCTATACGGTTGATAAGGTTTATAGCTACTCTTCTCAGGGAATCCCATATAAGAATGATCACCTTGTAAACACTCATACTCCATACAGGTTGCTCTGGTTTGTGCTTCTTGTAGTTGTAGCATCTGTACAAGTTGTGGGTTACTTACTAATTGAGTAGCAGCTCTAACTGAAGCTCTAGATATTATGTATCTTTTAAAAGCCATAGGTAGATCTTCATATG